AAGCAACGCACCCAATAGACCTGGAAACACCCCTTTGAACCGGTAAAATACCCCAAAAACACCCCAAATCGGGTCAAAAACGGCGATTCGTCCGATTTGTCCGATTTGTCCGTCCGATTTGTCCGATTTGTCCGATTTGTCCGATCTGTCCGTCCGATCTGTCCGATTTGGCGAGGCGTGACCTTTTCTGGAAAAGGCGTGACATTTTTGGGGTCATTTCCGGCGGAAACGCGTCACTCGAGACGAGAGGCGTGACATTTCCCGGCGGAAGCGTGACAAATCACAAATCCCAGGAGGTCACCGTGCAGGAACGCGCCATTACGTGGTTTGTATTCGCCTACCTGGCTTGCTGGACGGTCGATCTGTTCATCGCGGTCATCCGCGGCCCGTTGCTGGTCGATCCGGTCCTGAAACTCATCATCGTGCTGTTGAGCCTGGTCGTGATCGTGATCGGCATGTCCAAAAGTGGCTGGTGGACGAACCCGTGAGCGACCTTCGCTGCGTCCTGAGTAGGACCGGCGAATGCATCGCCAACGTCTCCATGGCCTGTCTCTGCCGTCAGATGCTAGAGACGATCTATCGCGCCGAACTGAGGCGGGTCGCGGGACCGGCGTGTGACCACACCGCGTGGAAGGGTATCTCCGCGCATGGCCGATGCTGTCCCGAATGCGGGCATTTCATGGTGGATTTCGGCGATTGAGACGAAAAAAGGGCCGGAACGGACCAAAAACACCAGAATCGACCCGAATCCAGGCGAATCGGCGCTTGACAAAAGCGCACACGAATGACCAGTAAATTGTCACGATCTAGGGATAGTGTCTCAGCGGCCCTGGAAGGCCCCAAATATGCCCTTCGCGCCGCCGAAACACCGCCCTCCCGGCTGGAAACCAGCCCCTAAAAAGGTCACTGAATCCTTCTACAGCACCTTCGCGTGGCAACAGACGCGCGACCGGATCAAATATCGCGACGGCGGCATCTGCGCGAACTGCGGCAAGCCCGATTCGTGGCGGGTCGATCACATCAGGCCGCGCGCACAGGGTGGCCCCGACCACGACTGGAACCTCCGGTTGCTGTGCGACGCCTGTGACGCCATCCGGCACGCCGAGAAAGGTCATGCGTGGCGCTAACCCAAAGGAGACACCATGAAAGGCCGGGTACAGGCGATGCCGGGAATGAAGAGGCTGCACGGCTCTACATTGCCAGAAAACAAAGACGAACCGATCCCGGACCACCCGTTAAGCGAAGACCCCACCGCCGCTCCGCGGCACTTCTCGCTGGAACAGCGCGAGGTCTGGGAGTTCGCCATCCGCAACTCGCCGCCGAACCTCATCAAACGCCTCGATAGCGGCATTCTGGAAGCCTATTGCGTGGCTTTATGCCTGCACAGGCGCGCGGTCGAGGCGATGGGGCAGGATGACCTGACGATCCTCAAGAAGATGGGCGAAGCGCAGCATCCGCTGATCTCGATCATCAACAAACAGGGCGAACTGGTCCGAAAACACGGCGCTGAACTCGGATTCAGCCCGATTTCGCGTCCGCGCATCCTCGCCGACAACTCCAGAACACCCGCTTTGGGTGCGACATTGAACAGTCAGGCTCATGCCCAACCCAAGGACGCCCCCCGCCAGTCGCTCGAATCTTACCTCGCGGACGCGCCCAAAACCGTCAATTGACCCGGTTTCGGCCTACGCATGGGACGTTTTGAACGGCAAGATCGTCGTCGGCGGCCTCGTTCGACAGGCGTGCGAGCGCCACTTTCGCGACATCCAAAACAGCAAGAAGACCGGCTTCGTCTGGCGGCCAGATATCGCGATCAGGGCTATCGAGTTCGCCCATTTCTGCCGCCATTCCAAGGGCGAATGGGCGGGCCAGCGGATCGAGTTCCAGCCGTGGCAGCAGTTCATCCATGGCAGCGCCTTTGGTTGGCTGCGAAAAGACGGTTTGCGGCGCTTTCGCGTGGTATACGAAGAAATCGGCAGGAAAAACGGGAAAAGCACAAGTGCATCCGTCATCGCTCTCAAGTGTTTGGTCGCGGATGGCGAGCCTGGTGCCGATGTATACTCGGCGGCGACAAGAAAAGACCAGGCACGCATCGTATTCGATGAAGCGCGGCGTACGGTCCTCAGATCGGAGGATTTGCAGAAGATCGTCTCGGTTTACCGGCTCTCGCTCGCCGTGGATGGCACGATGTCGAGTTTTCAGCCGTTATCGGCTGATGATCGCACCCTGGACGGCCTGAACCCGCACGCGATCATCATCGATGAACTCCACAAGCATCGGAACAGGGCGGTTCTGGACGTTTTGGACACCGCGATGGGGTCGCGCCGGCAACCCTTGATGTGGATCATCACCACCGCCGGCGATGATTCGCCCGAAAGCGTCTACGCGCAGGAGCATACCTACGCCAGGAACGTGATCCAGCAAGCCTTCATCGACGACGAATGGCTGGTTTATATCGCGACCCTGGACCCTGAAGACCGTTGGGATGACCCGAAAGTATGGCCAAAAGCCAACCCAAATTGGGGAATCTCGGTCAAAGCGGACGACATGCACCGTCAGGCCAGGGCCGCGAAACACAATCCGGCCAAGCTGATGGAGTTCAAGCGCCTAAGACTGAACATGCGGACGGCCTCGGCCACCCAGTTGATCAGCGGGCCGCTCTGGGACGCCAATTCGACCGGTGCCTTCGATCCAGATGTCCTGCGGGGCCGCAGATGCTTCGCTGGGCTGGATCTGGCCACCAAGACCGACCTCGCGGCCTGGGTGAAGCTGTTTCCGCCCGTGGACCTCGGTGAGCGGTGGCATGTCGTGGCCAACTTTTGGATGCCTGGCGATACGGTCGAACAGAAGGCGGATCGTGACCAGGTTCAGTATCGCCGCTGGATCAGCGACGGGCTGATCGAGCCGACAGAAGGCAACATCATCGACCACAATGAGATCCAGCGGTACATCGAGGAGGACGGACGCCTCTACGATGTCGCCGCCATCGCTTACGACCCCTGGAACGCCGCCCAGATCGCGGTCGGCTTGCAGAACTCGGGCTTCGTGGTGGAAGAATTCATCCAGGGCATTCGTTCTTATACGGCACCGACCAAGGAATTGCTGGCATGGTTGCTGTCGAACCGGCTCAACCATGGTGGAAATCCCGTGCTTCGCTGGATGGCGCTTAACCTTCGCGTCAGGACCGACGTGAATGAGAACTACATGCCGACCAAGAAGCTGAGTACGGGACGGATCGATGGCGTGATGGCGCTGATAATGGCCATCGGTCGCAGCATGAGTGATGACGCGGCTGGTCTGGCCGGGTTCTTGGAACGACCGGTGATGTAAGAGGAGGTGTTCATGTCCGGATCGGAACAATACCCGCCGCCGATGCCGGAATATCGACCGCCACCGATGCCGGAACCGTTGCCGCCGGTGGCGTCCCCGCCGCCGCCGCTGCCGCCGCATGAGCCGCCGCCGCCGCCGCTGTTCGACCCCTCCGTCCTGCCGCCCGCGCCAACGGAGGATCAGTAGCCCATGTCCCTCTGGAGCCGCATCAAACTCAAGGCGGTCACCACCATCGCTTCTGGCATCGGCCTGACCGATCCGCGCCTGTATCAATACTTCGGGGCCGGTCCCAGCTACGCGGGCGAGGCGGTCGGCGTCGAGGCCTCGCTCAATATCGACACCGTGTGGGCATGCGTGCGGTTGATCGCCTCGACCATCAGCACGCTGCCGATGCAGACTTTCGAGAAGCTGCCCGATGGCCGCGGCAATCAGGTGCGCGACATTCCGCTTTACTATTTGCTGCACGACCAGCCCAACGCCGACATGAGCGCGGCGACCTTCTGGACCGCCATGACCGCGTGCCTCTTACTTTGGGGAAATGGTTACGCCTACATAGACCGGCGTAAAGATAACTCGGTCATTTCGCTTACACCATTATTGCCGAACAAGGTTTCCGTTCACATCGAGAAAGACGGCTCGCTTAAATACGCTTACGCCGATGGGCAGCGGCGCGAGGACTTCACCGAAAAGCAAATCTTTCACATTCGCGGCTTCTCGCTTGATGGCCGCATCGGCATGTCGCCGATCTCCCAGGCGCGCGAGACGCTGGGCATCGCGGTCGCCGCGGAGAAGAGCGCGGGCAGCTTCTTCCGCAACGGCATGCGCCCATCGATGGTGTTGAAGGCTCCAAACTTCCTTTCGGATACGCAGCGGGAACGATTCGGCAGCGAATGGATGGAGAAGTTCACCGGCTCCATCAACGCGGGCAAAATCCCGTTGGTCGAGGGCGGCTGGGGCCTCGACCAGATCACCATGAAGCCGGAAGACGCGCAGTTGCTGGCGACGCGCGCCTGGTCGGTCGAACAGATCTGCCGCTGGTATGGTGTCGCTCCCGTGATGGTTGGGCACATGGAAAAAACCACCGCCTGGGGCACCGGCCTCGAGCAGATGAATCTCTGGTTCCTGACTTACGGTTTGCGACCGATCCTGCGATCGATCGAACAGGAAATCACCCGCGCGATAATGACGCCAGCGCAACGCATCGCCTATTACTGCGAGTTCAACGTCGAGGGTCTGTTGCGTACCGACAGCCTGGGTCGCGCCAACGTCATGAAGATCATGGTCGATACCGGCATCAACACGCCGAACGAGATGCGGGCGAAGAACAACGATCCACCCATCGAAGGCGGCGACAAGCTGACCATGGCCTCGGGCCGCCTGCCGCTCGACAAGCTGGGCGAAATGCCGCCCCCGTCATCAACGCCGACGCTTCCTCCACCTGATCCAACCAAGGATCAACCAGCCGCGTCCTCCGCGGGCGCATAGGGGACCGATATGCTCCAACGCGAACGCTACGCGGCGCACGCCGAACTGAAGTACGCCAACAAGGATACGGAAGTTGGCGAGTTGTCAGGCTACGCCTGGGTGTTTGGTGCCGCGGATCATCATGGCGATGTGATTGAACCGAACGCTTTCGACAAGACGCTGGCCAACCATAAATCCAAGGGGACCATGCCGAGAATGTACGCGGAGCATTCCGTTTACACGGCTGGTGGCGATCCACTGCCGGTCGGCCAATGGACCTCCATGGATGTCGATGAAAAGGGACTGAGGGTAAGCGGTCACCTGATCGCGCTCGATGATCCGCATGTGAAACGGGTTCACAGCCTGATGCTGGCGGGGGAGATGACCGGCATCTCCATCGCTTTCGCCGCCAATCCCGACACCATCAAATGGGGGACCAAGTCGGATGAGCCGCGTCGGCGCATCGGCGAACTGGAACTGTTTTCCGTTGATCCCGTCTGCGACCCCGCCAACCACATGGCGCGCATCGACAGTATCAAATCGGCTAACCAGGCGGCGGTGATCGAACTCCGCAACGCCTGGTCTGTGCTGATCGACCTGGATGACAGCGAGGAACACGAAGAACTGCGGCGGCATGTGGAACACAGCTACAAACAGATTACCGGTGAGGAACTCCGCACGCGGACCAAACCGGACACGATCCGTAAGTTGGAAGACTGGATGAAAGAGTCCGCGAAGCGGGATGGCTTCAAGTTTTCCAACTCGGAAGTTCGCGCGATCACAGAGGGCCGCGCGTTCAAGAAAACGACGACCGCTGATCCTCGGGAAGAGGAGGCGAAATCGAGGCTGAGACTGCTTGGCGATATCGGCAAGTCTCTCAGCGGCTTTTCCCTTCCAAAATAGGAGACTGTTATGCCCGATGGTGGCGACGTACCAACTGAGGTTGAACTGAAAGCACTCAGTGTAGACCTCAAGAAAGCGACCGACGAAGTTAAGGGCTTCGCGGAAAAGGTCACGACCGAGATGAAGAACCTCGGTGTGGCGACCGAGGAAACCAAGGCCAACGCCGACAAGGCGCTGACCGCGATGAACGAACTGTCCACCCGGCTCACCGAGGTGGAACAGAAGATGTCACGCCGCGGCAACGGCGACGTGCCGTCGGAACTCAAATCGCTCGGCCAGCATGTGGTGGACGACGCGGGCGTCAAATCGCTGATGGAACAGAAGAACGGCCAGGCCCGGATCACGGTCGAACTGAAGGACATCTTCAGCGGTTCGGCGCTGTGGGGCACGGGCGTGTCGCCGACCAACGCGCTGATCATTCCCGACCGCCAGCCGATGGTGCAGCCGCCTCGGCGCAATCTGGTGGTGCGCGATCTGCTGACGCCGGGATCGACCCGGTCGAACGCGATTGAATACCCGGTCGAAACGGATAACCCGATGACAACGGGCGCGGCGGTGGTTTCGGAAGGCGCGTTGAAACCGCAGTCGAATATCACGTTCGATCTGAAGTCGTTGCCGGTTCGCACCATCGCGCACTGGATGAAGGCTTCACGGCAGATCATGGATGATGTGCCGCAGTTGCAGTCCTACATCGACGGTCGTCTGCGCTACGGTCTGGAATACGTCGAGGAGAACGAGTTGCTCTACGGTGACGGCACCGGACAGCATCTCCTGGGCATCATCCCACAGGCGACGGCCTACGCGGCGGCGTTCGCGCCGACCGCGCCACAAGCGATCGACACGCTGCGTCTGGCGGCTCTGCAGGCCACGCTCGCGCTCTATCCAGCCACCGGATACGTGATGCATCCGACTGACTGGGCGAAGATCGAACTCACCAAAGATGGAATGAATCGCTACATCGTTGGTGATCCGCAGAATCAGATCGCGGCCCGCCTGTGGACTTTGCCGGTGGTGCAGACCCCGGCGATGCAGGTATCCAAGTTCCTCACGGGTGCGTTCCGTCTTGGCGCGCAAATCTTCGACCGGATGTCTATTGAGGTTTTAATCTCAACAGAGGACCAGGACAACTTTGTGAGGAATATGATCACCATAAGGGCCGAGGAACGACTTGCACTCGCCGTGTACCGCCCGGCGGCGTTTATTTACGGGACGTTGCCGTAACATAAATCAGACTGTATAACTGCGGGCTTCCAAGGGGCTGTAACCCCAAGGAAGCCCTAACACCACCAATCCTGGCTAGAGGACGACGATGATGCTGCGCCAACCTACGCCGCTTTTCGATGATCTGTTAACGCCGGTCGAGAAAAAGCGAGGGAAACGATCCGCGGATTGTGCTAATTGCGGAATCCAGTTCTTCCCCGTGAACAAAAAGGTCAGGTGTTGCAGCCTTAGCTGTTCGACCACATACCGCTTCAGTCAGGCCAAGGCCGAAAGGCCACCAATGATCTGTGAGGTTTGTGGCAAGGAATACCCCTGGAAGCGGCATCCGCGTCGGACATGCTCGGATCAATGTCACATACTGTCGAGGACGTTTTCTCGAAAAGACAGGGCACAGCGTTTCAATCGTGTCTGCGAGATGTGTGGCAAAGCGTTCGTGACAACGCGGGTGGAAGCCAGATTTTGTTCATTGTCATGCAACAATAAGGGGCCTCACGTTCTGATCGCGGCCAGGGCTGAAGCTACGGCTCGGTCATTAAAGCGGAGGAGAAAGTGCAAGATTTGTGGCACTTCATTCGCACCGAAAAAACGCAACCATTTTACGTGCAGCAGAAAATGTTGGGGCCTGTCTAACTTAAAATACACCGACAAAGAACGAGCGTTGTGCAGTAGGATCAGAACCCGCCTCAGAACGGATTTGAAACGGCAGGGAGTTGTGAAAACGACCAAGACCTGGGCGGCGCTCGGTTACACCGTGGAGCAACTCCGCGATCATCTGGAGAAGCAGTTCAGGGGAAGGATGTCCTGGGCCAATATGGGGAAATGGCACATCGATCACATCGTGCCGATTTCCTCGTTCAGGATTAGCGGTCTGGACGATCCCGAGTTTCGTGCCGCGTGGGCGTTGACGAACCTACGGCCCTTGTGGAAGCGGGATAATATGGAAAAAGGTTCTAAACAAATGTTCCTGATCTAGGAGACGACACATGCCCCTCATGAGAGCAACCGCTGACTGGTACAACGCCGATCATGAGGGGCAAGTGGAGCGAGGGCAGGAATTCGAGACATCGGAATACCGCGCGACCGAACTGGAGATGGCCGGTCTGGCGGTGCGCGCACTGAGCGAGACGAAGCCAACCCGCGTGGTCGCCGATGAGCCGGAGCCTGAAGCGGACGACGACGAACCGGAAGATGACGACGATGACGACGAGAAGAAAGCGCCACGCAAAGCGGCGGCGAAGAAGAAGCGTTGACGCCACTACATATCAAAGCGCCGTGGGGCCTGGGTGACGCGATCTATGTGCGGCCACTCCTGAAGGCGGCGGCGAAACAGCGCACGCTTTATGTCGATACGCCGTGGCCGGAATTCTACGACGACATCCCCAACCTGAAGTTCGTTCTCGGCGAGCGGTTGTTACGGACCCAGCTTAAGAACATTCGCCGTCAGCCACCGGAGCGTTGGACTCCTCTGCCGGCGGGCCTGGGCACCATCGCGCTGGGCTACGGTCACCTGGAGATGGAGGACGGCGTGTTCGCCGCCATGGAGCGAAAGCTGCCCATGACGAAAGCGGAAGCCAAAGCACCGGACTGGACTTTACCGGAGATGGGACCGTGCCCGTTCGATACCGGTGGCGCGCCGTTGGCCATCGTCAGGCCGGTGATGCGGCGGCTGGAATGGGACAATCAGGCCAGGAACCCGCTGCCGGAATATGTGCATTTCGTCGCTGGCGACCTGAAGCGCCGCGGCTTCGCGGTGGTCGTGATCGCGGACACGTCGAATGCCTACAACGCGGAGTGGATCGAGGGCGACGTGCCGCCGCATAATCTGGCCAGGCTGCGCGGCGAGGGCACGCTGAACCAACTGATGGCGATGGTCAGGGACGCGGCGGTGGTCGTTGGCGGTGTCGGATGGATCGTTCCGGCGGCGATAGCGATGAAAACACCGACATTCATCGTGCTTGGTGGCAACGGCGGGATGAACGCGCCATCGAAAATCATCGACCGGCGCATGGACGGATCACGCATCGGCTTCGCGGTGCCAAGGGAGTTTTGCCAATGCATCGATATGCGGCACCAGTGCGTGAAGCTGATACCGGACCTGGAAAAGCAATGGCGTCGCTGGGCGAGTGCCTTACCACGCCTTTCCCGATCCTCCCGCGCAGCCTGACGAAGGCGCTGTCCACTGAACTCTGCTGGTTTCCCGAACTGGGCTACGGGTATTACCCGGCGACCGGCGGCACGCAGATTTATGACGAGGCCTACTTCGAAAAGTATCAGGCATACGCTCGCACCGAACTGGGAGCGCGGCTGAACGTGGCGCGCGTCGCGCTGGTCGCGCGGCATTACCAGGGTCACCTCGTTGATATCGGCATCGGCAGCGGGGCCTTCGTGGACGCCAGACCGTTCACCTGGGGTTATGACGTGAACCCGGCGGGGGTCGCCTGGCTCAAGGCCCAGGAGAAGCTGTGGAACCCCTACCGCCAGCCGTGCCTGGCGATGTCGTTCTGGGACAGCCTGGAGCATATCCCTGATTTTCCAAAACTGTTGGAACAGGTCGAGGACAGCGTCTTCATTTCGCTTCCGGTCTTTCCTGGTCCCGCCGAGGTGTTGAAGTCGAAACACTATCGGAAGGATGAGCATTATTGGTACTTCAGTAAGGCGGGCCTGATCATTTTCATGGACGGGCTTGGTTGGAAGCTGCGCGAGGTCAGTGACGTGGAGACGATCCTGGGCCGCGAGGGGATCACCTCGTTCGCGTTCCGGCGGGTGCGCCCATGAAATCTTCTATCATCGAGGTGATCGAGCCGGCGGCGTCGCACGACCTGACGACGCTGGAGATCGCGAAAGAGGAACTCGGCATCACCACCGACGAGAACGATGCCCGCCTGGCGCGCTGGATACGCGAGACGAGCGTCTATATCGAGCGGCACTGCAATCGCACCCTGATCAGGGAGACGGTCAGCGAGACGTGGCATGGCACTGATTTCTGGTATCTGCCGGAAGTCTCGGTGGAGATCCGGCCCCTGACCCTGCGGCGTTATCCGGTGACCGAGATCGTGTCGTTCGGCTCGGTCGATGATGATCCGCCGCTGTCCGCGGATGATTACCAGCTTGATGCCTACCGCGGGCGGCTGTGGCGGCTCAGTGAGGGGCAACGGTCTTATTGGTCGTGGCATTGGTCGAACAGCGCCATGATGAGCCTGGAGATCGTTTATACCGGTGGTTACGACCCGAACAATTTGCCGCCCGATTTGCAGGCGGCATGCCTGTCGCTGCTGAAGATCCGCAATGACACCTGGGGCCGTGACCGGTTCCTTCGCTCGCAGGAAATCCCAGGCGTCATCAAGGAAGAATACAACAGCATGACGATGCCGAACACGTCGGCGCTGCCGCCAGAGATTTGCGACATGCTGCAACCGTTTCAGGAATTCAACGCGTGAACAAAGGGGACTATGTCGCCAAACAGGTGGCCGACGCCATCGCGCGGGTCGGCGAACCGGGCACGTTGATCCGCCTGGCGACCAAAACCCAGCCGCGGGTCGAGGTGACGTTGAAATGCGTGCCCACGTTTGTAGCGCCTGGGGAGGCCGTGGGCGGCGTCGTGCAGGGTCGCATTGATGTGCGGGTGTCGAACAAGGAGATCGCCGCCAGCGGTTGGCCAGCGCCGATCCGCAGGGGTGATCAGATCATCATCGCCGCGACGACCTACACCGTGCAGGGCGTTCAGGTCGCCGCGCCCGGTGGCGTGATCGCGGAGCATATCATGCAGGTAATGGGGATGGCGTGATGGCCGGGATGCTGGGTTTCACGCCACAAAAGGTCGATGACCTGATCAAGATTTATCGCGCGAATACCCGTGAGATGCTGATCAGCGAGACGAAGCGGCTGACGGATCTGAACCAGCAAGCCATCATGCAGGCGTTCGGCTCCACGGCTCCGATTGAACGGATCGTGGACGGCCAGATCGGCAAGCCGCTGGAACAGGCGCAATCGGTCACCGACACGATCTTCCATCTGCACACCAATGTGGTCGATGAGGCGCTGCGGCTGTTGATCACCCGTTCGCCGGTCGGCCCCGGCAGACACGGGCACTACCGCGACAACCACTGGCTCTACGTCAACGGCGTGCGCCGCGACGCGATGTTGCAGGGCGGCACCAAGGTGGAACTCAAGAAGGGCGACAAGATCGTCATCATCAATGTCAAGCCCTACGCACGTAAGATCGAGGGTGGGGCGAAGCACAAGTATCGCGCGCGGCTGACCCAGCGCCGCCCCGGCCTGTCCTCCCAGGCACCGGACGGCGTCTACGAGGTCACCGCGCGCGACCTGAAGAACAAATACGAAAAGATCGCGATCATCCGTTTCGCCTATCACGGCAACGTCGAGGGCGCGCTGATCGAGCAAGAGGCCATCGCGCGCACGCCAAGGCGAAACAAACTGGGACGCTTCCATTCGCAGGGCGGGCCGCGCCACGGCAACGACGCGAAAGACCGTTTCCCGGCGCTGGAGATCGAAGCGAGGTAACAAATGCTGGGACCGGCGATCAAGGCGATCCGCGCGCATGTGGACGCCAACTTCAACGCGCTTCCACTGCGGTGGGCGAACGAGAACTGGGACGGGCAAGACCCGATGCAGACCGCTTCGCCGTTCGTGGAATGCGAAATTATCGGTGGCTACAACGCGCTGACCGGGTTCAGCCAGCGTGGCAACCAACTTTATATCCACCCCGGATTGATACGGTTCTACATCTGGGCACCCTGGAATACCGGGATGGATGATTCCCTGGAGGTCGCCGACGCGCTGGCGGCTTTCATGGAAAGGGCTGAATTCGGCAGGGTGCCCGAACTCGGACAGACAGTCAGAACTCTTGACTTCTCGGCTTACGACAGCGTGGCGACGGATGAAGCAGGGAACTATGCGATTCTGCTTTGTAGCGTGCCCTTCGATTTCTACTACACGAACTGAAAGGTTCGCTAACCAACGGTTCGCTCTCGAAAGGAGTCAGAAATGCCCGTATATCAAACTCAATCCAACTCCATCGTCGCCTACAAAGCCCAGACCGCGCTCGGCGTGCCCGCCACGGGTGCCGGTGCGTCCATCCTGCGCGTGGCTGGCGGGTCGGGCGGAAGCCTCACCAAGGCCGCCACCGAGAGTAACGAAGTTCGTTACGATGGTATGAGGACAAGGGGTCGTCACGGGATCCAAAAAACCGTGGGCGCGTGGAGCGCGGAAGGCTCCATCGGCAGCTTCGACAGCATCATCGAGGCGATCATGCGCGACACATGGTCAACCGCTGATCTGACGATCACCGAGTCCACGGGTGGGCTGGTGTCCATCGTCACCGCGACCGGCGTCGGCGGCGGCACCATCACCGCCGCGGCCGGATCATGGATCACGGCGGGGCTGCGGGTTGGTGATATCATCCGCCTGTCCAACCACAGCGAGCCGCTGAACAACGGCAAGAACCTCCGCATCACCAACCTGACGCCCACCGTCATCACGGTCGGCGAACAGCTTGTCGCCGTTCCCACGGCGGACGCCTCGTTCACGGTGACCCGCCCAGGCAAGAAGCTGATCCAAACGGGTACGCAACTGATCAAACGGTATTTCACCGTCGAGGAATACGAGATCGACGTGGACACCTCCGAGGTGATGTCCGATTTCGTGTGGGGCGCGATGCGGATTGGCATGGCTCCGAACGGGATCATCACGGTCGATCCCAGCGGTGTGGGGACCGGGCAGATGCAGACCTACCCCTCCGCGTCGGCACCTGTGTTCACCGCGCCGGTCCCCTCCTCGACCCTGCCGCTGGCGGTCGTGGATGCCACTGTCCGCATCGGCACCCAGGACATGGTCGATCTGACCAGCTTCGACCTGACCATGGACATCACCCCGATGAGCCCAGACGTGTTCGGCTCCGGAAACATAAAATATGGGCCGGATGTGTTCACGGGTCAGATGGGAATCGGCATCAACTTTACGTGTTTGCGAAAAGACTTGCAGTTCCTCAATGATTTCGTAGCCGAAACGCAGTACTCCATCCATATCCTCGCGGTGGAGAACGAGGCGGAACCTAAGAGTTTCGTATCAATTACGGTTCCGAATCTTACCCTTGGCGGCTTGTCGAAGAGCGCCTATTCGAAAGAAGGCGGGCCGCGCACGCAATCCATCACGGTGCCCATGGCGCTGGTCGGCATGGACAACGGCGGGGCTGGTTACGATGCGACGATGATCAAGATCCAGAGTTCGTCTTAACAAAAAGGAGTGCTTATGGAGAACGGGGACGCTTTCGATCTCAGTGACCTCAAATCGACGGAGACGGATGAACTGGCCATCGTTCATCCGTTGACCGGCGCGCCGACCACATGGGTGTGGACGCTCGCCGGTCCCGGCCATCCCAAATCCATCGAGTCGGCGAACATCGCCGCGCGGGACGCGCTGCGGCTAACCCGGCTGCGCGAACAGGCGGTGGTCAACCGGCGCAAATGGATCGAGCCGGATCGCACACCGGACGACATGCGCCGGGAGAACGCGGAAAGCTTCGCCACCCGCGTCCTGGGCTGGACCCCGATCAAGCTGAACGGGAACGACTATCCCTACACGCGCGACAACGTCGTGGGTCTGTTGCTCGATCCGTCGTTCGGGAAAGTTTACTTACAGCTTCTGGAGTATTTCAATTCCGACGAGTCTTTTACAAAACGCTCGGCGACGACCTCACCGACTTCGCCGAGTGTGAGTTCAGACTTAACGCAGTAGACAAAAAAGGGGTTTCCTGGCGGGAAACCCTTGAAGGTTTGCTGAACCGTTCACGGCGCGCGGACAAGCGGGCCGAATACGAGGCCGAGTTGTGGATGCCGGAATTCCCGATGTCCATGATGTATTTGTGGCGTGTCTATCACCGACTGCGTGGACGGAAAGGCGGCAATGGCTTTGGCCATTCGCCGCTGGAATGGCCAGATATCGAGGCGTTTTCGCGCCTGTCGGGTCTGAGCCTTTTGTCGTGGGAGGTCGCTTTGATCGAGCGGATGGATGACCTCTGGCTGCGCGCCCAGGCGCAGGCGCAAAAGGACTCCGAACAGTGAGCGGCACGACAAATCGGATCGTTACCGAGATTATTATCGATGCCGATCAGGCCGAACTCAGCATGGCGCAACTGGCGGCGGCGCAGCGAGCGGCGCAACGCGAGTTCGACAAGACCACCGCCAAGATCATGGAGAACACCGCCGCCACCGAACGGGCAGCGGAAGCGGGAATAGATGTAGCTGACGCGCTGACGATCACGGCGGGGGCGCTCCGCAAGGCGAGAGCCGACTCGGACGCCTACCTGGGCCGCATGGACCCGCTGATCTTCGCCCACACCTCGCTGTCGCGGGAGATGGGCAAGGTCGGCCAGGCGATCAAAGGCGTCGATACGCTGTTGATCGCCAAGAAGATCAAAGACGACGAGGCCATCGCGCGGACGAAACTACTGGAGATGCGCGAGAAAGAACTCATCGGCGTCATGGGCCAGTTGGAAGCCGGGACCATTGAAGCCGCCGACGCGCTGGCGTTTATGAACACGACGACGGAACGGCTGTCCAAGGGGGTAAAGGAAGTCACCGTCGATATCGATGGGCTGCGCGCCAAGCTGGTGCCGTTGGAAGCCCAGCAAAAGGCGTTCGCCGCCGCGCTGGCGGAAGTTAAGTTCGCCCTGGACGAGGAAGTCATATCGATAAACGAGGCCGGGGACGCCTACAGGCGGCTGTACAACAGCACTTCCGACGCGGTTAAGGGCATGACCGACGTGCAGGCGCGCATGCACGATATCGAGGCCGCGGCCCGCACCATGAAGCTTGGCGTCGTCGCGGCGAGCCAGATGACCCTGGACCCGCGCGTGGCACCGGGATCGGCTCCGGTGGCGCGTCAAACCGACAATACGCTCACCATCACCAACCCGCTTTATGGCGCGGAGAAAGCGAAGCGTCAGGCGGAACTGGAACAGACGTTCAAAGAACTTGACCAACTGGAGGCCAAGTACAATCCGCTCACCGCCGCGTTGCAGAAGTATCAGAAAGAGATGGCGGTCGTCATCGCCGATCACGGCAAGCTGGGGTCCAGCGCCGAGGTGATCGCGGCTGAACTGGCGAAGGTCGCCGACGCGTATTACGCGAACGTCAAGGCGATCCACGAGATGGGCGCGGCCCACACCGACCTGGACGCGTTGCGCGCCAGTATCGATCCACTGTTCGCGGCGACCCAGAAATACAACAAGGAGATCGAACGTCTGCTGGCGGCTGAGAAGCTGTTGCCGGGAGAGAGCGACATCGTCACGGCGGCGATCAAACGGACCACCGAGGCTTATAACGCCGAGGTCGAGGCGATCAAGAAAAGGGCGGGCATTTCCACCGGGGGTACCGGCGGTCCAACGGACGAGGAACTCAACCGGATACGGTCTGGGTTCGACCGGTTGTTCGCCGCCGGCGAGAATTACCGGGCCAAGCTGGCGCAGATCGCCGAGTGGGAGAAGCACGCCACCGATGGCGGGGCGGTGGCTGACGCCGGTCGCCGACAGGCGCTCGCCACTTACGAGAAAGAGGCCGACGCGATCATCGGTGTCGGCAAGGGTCACGCCGACCTCTCCAAGAAGCTGAACGACGGCACCGCGTCGGCGGGCCAGATGCGGTTCGCGACGCAGCAGTTGACCGTGCAGATGAGCCAGATGTTCAGCGGCATCGCCACCGGCCAGCCGATCATGATCACCATGATCCAGCAGTTGCATCAGGTATTCGACGTGGCCGTGTCGTCTGGCACGCTGAAGAAATCAATCGAGTTCCTGACCAGTTCGACCTCGCTCATGGTCATCGGTTTCGTCGCCGCCACCGCCGCCATCGTCGCGTTTGGCATGGCGGCGGAAAGCGCCAACGCGCGCCTTGGCAAGCTGGAACAGTCGCTGTCCGGTGTGCGTATCGATTACAAGGAAATGGCGAAGGAAGCCGACGAGGCGGCGAAAATCCTGGCGCGGACCACGTCGCTCTCGACCGAGGATTCGCGCACCGTTTCCAACGCGCTCGCCAAAGCAATGGATTTCAAGGGCAACCGCAACGACATCGTCATCCTGGGCCAGGACATCGAGAAACTGTCGCTCGCGCTGGGCGAGGATATTCCGGCGGCGTCGAAACGGTTTGTTGATTCCATGACCTCGCCGTCGAAGGCGGCGGAAGCCCTCATCGGGCGGCTCCATGGCTTCGATACGAATCTCGTTGAAAGCATCCGAGACCTGGAACTCGCGGGTAAGGCCAACGACGCCTTCACGATGTATCTGAACCGTCAGCGCGATGCGTTGCAGAACACCAGGAAGGCGACGACCGAGGCCCAGGAAGCGATTGAGCGGCTCGGCAAGGCGTTCACCGTGGCGGGCCAGGATGGCCGCAATTTCCTCGAAAGGCTCGGCCAGCCCTTCGTCACCACGTTCACGGGGATCACGAATCTCATCGCTGGCGTCATGGAAAAGTTGAGGGAACTGGGCGAGAAGTATCCCAAGACGATGGTCGCTGTCGGCCAGGCGGCTTCACTGATCCCCGTCGTCGGTCCGGTCGCCGGTTATGCGGTCGATGCCGCGACCGGGGCGAGTTTATTTCCCAGCAAGCCCCAGCAGGCATCGGATGTCGCTGGCATGGTCGTGATCACCGCTCCCGGCGGTGCCCGGTTCACCGTGATGAAGGAACTCGCGCCAGCCTTCCAGTATGTCATCGATCAACTGGAAAGGCGTGGTTACGCGATTGATCCAAACGATGTCTCCAGCTACCGCCCCGGCGCGACCGTCGAGGGCACCGGCAAGATGAGTATGCACAGTCCCGGCGCGGCCATCGACATCAATGCCAGACGCAATCCCGTGGGCTCCAGGGGCGATATGCCAGAGTTCGTCAGGGAACTGGTCAAGCAATTCCCCGGCATGAAAACGGGTCTGGATTTTAGCAAGATAGACGCGATGCACGTCGGTTTCGATGGCGCGGATCTCGCCAAGATCATTCCGCTCATCGAGAATTATCGCATCGCCGTGGAGAACGCCAACAAGGCGGTCGCCAACACCCCGGCGAAAGCCGCCGAGGTTCTGAAGGCGGGCCTGGAAGGCATCAAGGAACAGTTGAAGGTCGATCCGACCAACGAAGCCTATCTTCAGTATCAGGAAGACCTTCTCAAGAGATATTACGAAGCGGTCCCCGCGACGAAAGCCTTGGTTCGTTCCATCAGGGAAACCGTTGACGCCAACATATCGGCCAAGGACGCGGCGCTGGCCGGTGTCGATGCGTCCATCATTCAGGAGAACCGCAACAAGGCCAACGCCGAGGCGATTCGGCTGGTGGGCAAGGAGAGCGAGAAACTCGTTCCGCTTCAGATAGCACTGCAAGCGGAGTATGACGCGATCACGACTTCCGTCGAACGGAAGATCGCCGCCGAGGCGCAGGGCACGCCAGAGAAGACCGCCCAGGCGCTTGAGCGTCAGTTGAAGGTCACTCAGCAGTTGCGGAGAGAAGACCCCGGAAACGTGGCGTTGCAGCAGAGAGAAACGCAACTCATCAAGGATATCCACGACGCGATCCCGGCGTTCGATCTCCACATCCGTCAGATCAAGGAAGAAACCGACGCCGCCGGTCGCATGAGCCTCGCGTGGCAACACGGCTCGGAAGCGGCGCAGATCCAGGCGAACAGGGAAAAAGCCCTCGCGCGGGTAAGGCAGGAATACGGGCCGTTAACCGCCCAGCGCATAGCCGCCGAGAAGCAACTGAACGAAGCTTACGACGCGCAACTTGAGTCGGTTCGGAAACTGGAAGCGGATACGGCGGCGAACACACCCGCGCGCAGAGCCGAGGAAATCGCGACCAAACTAAGGTATGCCCAACAAGCGGCGGCGAATAACCCGGCCAGTGCCGCGCTGGCGCAACAAGCGGCGCAACTCACCAAGGAACTTTACGACAGCGTTCCAGCAATCGACCTTCAGGTCCGCGCGCTCAAGGAAGATACCGCCGCCAACGAGGCTTTGGCCGAGTCGTGGCGGAAGGGCGCGGAAGCCGCTTTCCATACGGAAATCGCCAACAAGGCGCTGGCGGAAGCGAACAAGCATTACAAAGAGGGTTCGGACCAGGCCATCACCGCCACCGCCTTGCTGACGGTCGAGATGGAGAAACAGGCCGCCGCCGCGGCCAGGGTCACGCTCAACAAGGCCAACGTGACCACCAGGGACGAGATCGCCCTGGTGGAACTTCAGACCAAAACGCTGGGCATGAACGCCGACGCGCGGGAACTCGTCATTCAGAAGATGAAGGACGAAATCGCCGTGAAGAACATGGCCACCGGTGCCGACAAACCCGGTCGCGAGGAGCGGCTGGCGTTGCTGGGGGATCTGGCGCGGCAGAATCAGGCGCTGAAAAACACCGAGGCGTCGGTCAACGCGCTCGGCTCGGCGTTTACCCAGGCGTTCGACAGCATCGGCAACGCGATCACCCAGGCCTTCATATCGGGCCAGGGCGCGGCGGTGAACTGGAAGAACGTCATGGTTGCCTCCGCGCAACAAGTTCTCCAGGCCTTCCTCAAGCTGGCGTTCGTCGGTCCCTTCCTGAATTACCTTGGCGTCGGTCCCACCCAGCCGACGCTCGACCTCGCCCTCTCGGGCCTGTTCAGTGGCGGCGCTGGCGCGGCGAGTGGCCGCGTGACCGACGATACCTCTGGCCGCTCGACCAACGGCATTGGCGGTTCGCTCAGTAGCGTCGGCACATCGGGTGCCGGTTTCATCGCTGACGCGCTGGGACTGAAGAGCGGCATCGGAGGCTCGATCAACAGCTATCTTGGCGGCCCTGGCGGCAGTCTGTTCGCCGTCCAGGGTGGCGGTACGATCTTTGGTACGCCTATCAGTGGAGCGGGCAGCTTATTCGGTAGTGGTCCGCTGACGGCGGCTGGTCCCGGCATGAGTACGCTTGGGGGCACTCTTGGCGGTATCGGCGGCGGCTTCGTGCTTGGCAGTCTGGCGGGGGAAGGTATCCAGGGGGCGCGTGGCACGACCGGATACGCGCCCGAGATCGGCGCGGCGGCGGGTGCCATCGCGGGCGCGATCATTGGCAGCATCATTCCTGGTGTCGGCACACTCATCGGTGGTCTGATCGGCGGCACGCTTGGTGGCGGCGCGGGTGGCTTCATCGGCCCCAAGAAAGCCTCGCCGTTCTCGTCAACGCTGCTGTCGCTCTCGGATGGCCGCGCCCAGGTCGGACAGACACTGGGACAGGGCGTGGATACCGACGCGGAGCGCACACAGGCGCTGACTGACGTGCAGAATCTGAACACCTATCTCGATCAGACAGCGTTGAAGTTGACTTCGCTCGGCGAGGTCGGCCAGTTGGGCACGAACTCGCCTCATGGTTTCCAGGATCCATCGAAATTCAAGGATCTTGCTTCTGGTTTTAGTCAGTTACGTTTCAGTTCCGATGATCCGAACCTGAACAAATACCTGCAAGGCCGCGGCTTCGAAGACAGCGCCACGCTCCAGAAAGCCATCTCCGACTATCATGTCCTGGTCGAGAACACGATCCCGACGCTGATGAATTTCGGTAAGACCACCGGATCGGTCGAGGCGGCGGTCAAGGAACTGAACGACGCGTTCAACGCGGCGGTCGAGGGGTCGAAGAAATACGGCCTGGCGACTGAGGATTTGACCAAGGCCCAGGCGGCGGGCGAGGCGAAGATCCGCGACGCGGCGAACGCCCAGATCCGCGACTTCGACACCACGCTCCGCATCCGCCGGATGCAGGCGAACGGCGAAGACCCACAGGCCATCGCGTTGGCGAGTTTCGATCAGGGCGCGCAACAACAGCGCGACGCCTTCAAGAAGCAACTGGTCGATACGTTCGGCGACGCGTTCGTCACCACCGCCTACTACGCCGATCAGATGCGGCAACTGGAGGAGACGTTGGCGGTGGAACGAGAGGCCATCGCCAGGCAGGCCGCTGAACGAATCCTCGCCCAGTTCAAACAGCTTCGTCAGATCAACGAAAACCTCGATGTGCGGGCCATGAACGCCTCTGGTGCCGACGCCCAGACGAAGGAGTTGTTCTCCTTCGATACGCGTGCGCGCCAGGAGCGTGAGTCGTTCGGTGACCAGTTGGCTGGCATTTATGGCGAGACTTACAGGACGACAGCCGATTACCTTAACGAAATGAACCGGCTGGAAACCGTGCAGGGAGCGGAACGGCTCCAGATCGTCCAGAAATACGCCGAGGCGATCACCGCCGCGTGGAAGAGCCTGACCAGGGCGGATGAGGACTTCAACGTGCGGATCAACGCCGCCACGAAGAGTACCAGCCCTTACGATGACCTGAACAAGGAATTGTATTCTTTCGACGTGCGGGCGCGGCGCGAACGGGAAGATTTCAGCGATGGCATGATCGCCTCGTTCGGCGAGGCGTTCCGCGCCACCCAGGCCTACGCCGATCAGATGGCGCTGGAGGAGCGGACGCTCGGCGCGGAACGTCTCGCCATCATCAGGAAGTATAACGAACAGATCGCCGCCGCGTGGAAGACCGTGGTCGCGGCTGACGAGGATCTGAACGCGCGGCGGGTCAACGCCGGATCGGCCAGCGCCCAGGACAAGGAACTGTTCAGCTTCGATCTGAGCGCGTCACGCCAGCGGGTGGCTTTCCGCGATCAGTTGATCGGCCTGTTCGGCGATAGCTACACCGCGTCGCAGTCCTACGCCGATCAGATGTCGCTGCTGGAGGTCACGCTCGGCGAGGAGCGGCTCGCCATCGTCAAGAAATACGCCGACGAGATCACGGCCAAAAGCGAGGCGGCGGCGGCGACGGCGGCGGGGTCGATCACCTCGCTGGTGGCCTACGCGCAGGGACTGCAAACCTCCAACGCCTCGCCGTTGTCACCGCAGGACCAGCTCGCGCTGGCGCGCAGCCGGTTCAACGCCGTCGCCGGGGCGGCTGGCGCGGGTGATTACACCTCGATCCAGCAACTGCAAGGCTACGCCGACACATTCCTCAACGCCTCGCGCGCCGTGTTTGGCTCTGGCGAGGCCTACGTCAGCGACTTCCAACGCGTCCTCGAGGCGCTGGGCGCGGTGGCCAACGTGGCACCCGACACGCTCACCGCGTCGGTCCTCCAGGTCGAGACGCGCACCCAGACGGCGGAACTGGTGTCCTCGCTGGCTGACCTCAAAGCGGCGGTGGATAACATCACCACGCAACTGCGCCAGAACGCGAGCGCCCCGGCTCGCATAGCGGCATGAGAGAGACGAGATCATGCCGTCCGTAACCGGCATTTACGACGACACGCTCTATGACGATTCCCTGTATGCCGAGGGAGGCGCGCCGGGGATCGGGATTTATGACGTTACGCTCTATGACTTTTGCTTGTATGGCTCCGCTCCGACCGGAGTCGTGGTCGTTGAATTTCCTGGGGTGGATATCCCCTTCATCATCGTCGAACTCGACGTGTACAAGCCAGGCACGCTCGTGGTGACGACGACAGAGAGCCATCTCAGCCGTCCGCATCTGGCGCTCGCCGACCTCGAAGATCCCGCCGAGATATCGGCGCGCATTCTCGCCAGCGATCTTGGCTATCGCACGATGGAAACCGACGTGGGCGGCGTCGTGCCGTATCCGCCCATCCTTGATCAGGCGTTCCAGGTCGATAACAAAATCAATCTGGAATTATCGGCCTCTGGTGTCGGCGCGGCGTGGGGCACCATCGTGTTGTCCAATGTCGATAATCAGTTCGACACGATGGCCGGGACGTTCAATTCGGACGGTCGCGGCGTACGCATCCTGACCGGCATGAAATCCTGGGACGGTTTACGCCAGTATCACCGCGATCCCAGCTACGCCTCGTTGCGATCCATGTGGGGCGGCGTGGCGACGCCGTGGTTCTTGTCCGACACGGCGCTTACCATTCCGATACGGGACGCCACATACTGGCTGGACCGGCCCTATCAAAATTCCGTCTATACCGGCACCGGCACCTATTTCGGCACGCCCACCCTGGCCGGGAAGCCGCTGCCGAGGACGCGTGGCGGCACCCCGGCGGAACCGGTGATGAACGTCACGCCGACGTTGGTCGATCCGCTCAACCGCATCTATCAATACACCGATGGGCCGGGGACCGTGGTGAGGCTCTACGAGGGCGGTGCCCAGGTCATCACTTACAGCGGCGACACCACCAATCTTTACGCGGGCGGTTGCCCCGCCGGTCAATATCGCACCGACAACTCGCGTGGCCTGTTTCAACTCGGCTCGGTCGCCGTCCACGCCATCACCTGTGATGTCACCGGACAATTCCCGCTGGCTGGCACGATCACCACTTTCGCTCAACTCGCCCTCTACATCCTGACCGAGGATTTGCTCCTGCCGTCGGAACTGATCGATGTCGCCTCGTTCATCGCGGTCGATGCGTCGTGGCCTTACACGGCTGGCGGCTACTACAGCAGCGACGCGGCGGTGACCGGTATCGATGTGCTGACGGCGGTGCTGGCGGGGCCGGGATGCAAGATGATCTCCAAACGCGATGGACGGCTTGGACTCTATATGCCGCGGGCGCTACCGGTTGGCGTCATATCGGAGGTGATCTTTGATTTATCCACCATCATCAAGATCGATCCGGTTCCGCTCCCCGCCACGCTCGATCCGCCGCCATATCGTATCCGTTCCGAATACGATCATAATTTCACCGTGCAAACATCCGATATGAATACCGCGTCGATGACGGCGGCGCACAAGCAGTTCGTGGAGATGACCGGTAGTTTCGCTTACTGGAGTAGCACGGCTGTGCTGACCGCGTTCCGCCGCCCCAACGACCCGCCACCGATCCAGGGGATACTGCTAAAGCAGTCCGAGGCACAGGCCGTGGTGAACGATTTGGGGGCGCTCTGGGGTGTGCGGCGGCGGCTTTATGACGTGACCGTTCCGGCGTTTATCGGCGTGGCGCTGGACATGGGCCACGTCGTTACCCTGAAGTATCCGATGGACGACCTGACCAACGGTCTGGCCGGTCAGATCGTCGGCTACAGTTTCCGTTCTCCCGACGCGTCGGTCGTCCTCCGGGTGCTAATCTGATGGGCAACACGGTTCTTGGCATCAACAATTTGGTCAAATCGGGCGCGCTGATCGCCGGGTCGTCGGTGCCGTCGATGCCGATCACCAATCTGCAAATCGATTCGGGCGCGGCTTCCGTGGCCTGGCAGACCGTCTCTGGCGTTATGACGCCCACCGATGGGGCGACCTTCCGGGTGACATCGGTACGCCAGGCCTGGCGGCTGTTCGGCCTGTTCCGCACCAATCTGTCGCAGGGCGCGAGCGTGACGTTCAGCCTGTTCATCAATCCGTCCACGCTGGTCTGGAGCGGCACGGTGACCGGGCCGCGTCCGGGCTACGCCCAGGTCGTCGCCGTGGCCCCCGCTGACATCGAGGCTGATTATTGCGTTGTCGATATCACCGACGCGGGCAATCCGGACGGGTTCGTGAACGTGCCGCTGGCCTACGCGGGACCGGCCTGGCAGCCGGTGCTGGGGCATACATGGAATTCGACATTTGGCCGGGACTCGACGGTCGATGAAATGATCTCGCGTGGCGGCCAGGAATACCCAACGTATCGGTTCCAGCAACGGCGATGGGAGGTGGCGTTCGACGCCATCACCGACAGCGAACTGTGGACCGAGGCGCAGAACCTGGACCGGATTTCCCGTTACGGCGGCAACATTCTTTTCGTGTCCGATCTCGCTTCGGCCACGATAAGCGGCGAAGCGGTGTTCGGTCGTGTCACGGTGACCGCCGATGTCAGCTATATCGCGGGATTCCATGATCGACATGCGTGGAAATTCCGTATCAAGGAGCGCCTCTGATGCTCGGCAATCTGATCCTTGAGATGTGCAACGCGCCCGGAACGACGGCGGATTGCAATCTGCTTGGCCCCACGTCGGGGCGTCTGCCGTTCGGCTTTTGGTTCGCGAGCGGCGCGCAATGTTTTTACGTCATGAGTGACGGTACGCAATCGGAATGGGGCATCGGCACCTATACCGCCGGCAGCCCGAACAAACTGAATCGCACGACGGTCCTGAAGAACTCGGCGGGTTCGAACGCGCGCCTGAATTTCCTGGGTGAAACCAAAGTCTACAACGAGACGCCAGCGGAACGGACGCTGTGGGTCGATAACGCGGGCAACATCTCCGTCGCCGGGGCCAACATCACCGCCAAGGGGTTCTACGCGACGGCCACCGGGGGCGGCGCGATCATTGGTATGCGGGAACAGTCGGGCGCGTCGGACAGTAAGGCGTGGGACTTCCTCTCGTCTGGCGACACCCTTTGGGGTCGCGCGATGAACGATCCATACACCGTGTCCAGCAACTGGCTCACCGTCACCCGCACGGGCATGACGCTGACCGGCATCACCCTGAACGCTCCCAGCATCGCCTTGCAGGGCAGCGTGGCCGTCAAGGGATCGCTCCAGGCGGCTGGCGTGATAGCGCGCGATCCCCTGGCGGCGACCGGCTACTCGTCACTCAACCTGGGCGACGCCGCCAACGCGGGCTACGTCGCCTTCTTCAAGGCCAACGGCGTGCGCGCGGGCTACATCGGCTACGGCACGACCGTGCTGAACATGAACGCCGAGAATGGCTACACCGGCTGGAGCATGACCGGCACGCTTTCGGTGACCGGCGCATTCTCGGCGGGCGGCGCGTTCTCGATCACGGGTGCCGCCACGGTGGGATCGCTGACATCCAATGGCAACGTCACCTCCACCAACTCGATGTCGATCTACGCCCAGCCGGGTCAGTCCGCGACGATCACCCTGAACCGCCCGAACGGCTACAGCCAGGTCAACCAGGTCGTTGGCTACAGCAGCGGCTTTACCCGCTGGATCATGCAACTGGGCACGGGTGATAACGACCCACAGGACGGCAGCAATATCGGCTCCAATTTCTTGTTGGGCCGCTGCAACGATGCCGGGACTTACCTCGACGCGCCGCTCTTCATCAATCGCCAGACCGCCGAGGTGTTTCTGAGCGGCGGGCTGGTGACCGCCGGTCGCATCTTCACCAATGGCGCGCGGGTCATCTCGTGTGGCAGCTGGAACAACCCATCATTCTGCGTGTGGGACACGCACTTTAATTACGCCGCCGGGATATATGCCGACAACGGTCTGCGGTTCGGCCAGATGGGTGGCGATGGCGTCCCGATTATTTATTACGGCGGGATGACGACGGAGAACCCTCTCGGCGATGGCAACCGGGGCAGTCTGAGTATGACCGGCAACATCACCGCGTCAGCCCATCTCTACGCCGGTTATGATCTCGGCGTCGGACGCAACGTCGGCATCGGCGGAACCTGTAATGTCGCCAGCCGACTCTACGTCGCCGCCGGCGACAACAGCATCAATTGCCGGGTCAACAATTCCTATACCACGATCTGTGGCAGCACCGACTTTAGTGGCGGGGCCAACTTCATTCTCAGCGGTGGCGGGCGCGCCGCCTACGCGCATGAGTGGTACTGGGGCAGCAGCCGGACCATGATGCTGGAACCCAACGGCAACTTCCATGTCACGCAGGGCATCTTCATCGGCGAGGCGGCGGGGGCCGATTTCGTGATCTATGGCAACCTCCCTGGACGCGCCATCCGGTTTCAGGCCGATGGCTGGGGGTTGTTCTGGAGCAACGATGGGTCACTGGTCTATCGGGCGAACAACACGGCCTTCGGTGGCAACAACGCCATGTCGTGGACCGATGGCGCGGGCAACGTCCTTTGCCGCGGCAGCTTTCTTCCCGGCCAGGCGGCGTCCGATGAGCGGGTCAAGAAGGAGGTCGCACCCTGGAAGCGCGGCCTCGATGTCATCACGCAACTGACGCCGGTCAGTTATCTCTACAACGGGCTGGGCGGCACCTCTGACGATGGCAAGCGCCGCGTCGGGCTGATCGCCCAGCAAGTGGAGAAGCTGGTGCCGGAAGCGGTGTATCATACGCCGCCACAACCGGTGGACCCCTTCGCCGAGAAGCCAGCGACCGACGCGCGCTTTCCCGGCCAGCTATCGGTGGACGAGAAGCCGCTGTTGTTCGTCGCGCTCAATGCGTTGCGCGAACTGAACGATAAGCTAAACAAAACCACTGACGATCTGGCGGTCGCCATCCGGCGGATCGTCCAGTTGGAGAGCCGCGCGGCACAACCAACCTGAAGGAAGCGACATGGAACTCACCGACAAAGTATCGATCACGTTGGAAGCGCAGATGTGGAACGGGGTGATCGATGCCCTGCACAACGCGCCCTATCGACAGGCCGCGCCGGTCATCGCCGAGATCATGCGTCAGGTGCAGGAGGTCGGGTTGAAGGCGGCGAGGGCGGCGATCCCGGCGCGCGAGATGGCGGCGGGCGAGGAAGCGACGGTCCC